TTAAAACAGAAGTCTATAAATTATATACAAATAATAATTTTGAACTGATAGATAATAAAAAATCTTTAGAATTGCACGATATACTATTAATAGATGCTTTTGGAGAAAATAAACCCAAACATTTCGCTTTATATATGGGTCAAAATAAAATATTACATCAACCAATGTTTGGTTTCTCAAAAATTGAAAATTATTGTAATTTTTATAAAAGGCGTACAGATTCAATATTTAGGTTTAAAAAATGATAAGAGTAAACTTACATGGCAAATTAGGTCAAGAATTAGGTGAAACATGGGAATTAGATGTTTCATCAGTTTCAGAAGCTTTACACGCTATAGATATAAATACTAAAAAATTAAGACAATGGCTTATAACTTATAAGGACGAATATGAATATGAAATTTTAGTTGATCAAAATAATCTTTTCAATGAAACTCCAGATTATAAAAATATAGATGAATTAAAAAACTCTGAATTTTGCTTAAATATTAAAGATAAAATAAAAACAATAGATATTGTTCCATCTATTATAGGCTCTGGTGGAATTGGTAAAATTGCTCTAGGAGCAGCTATTATAATTGGAGCCGCAGCATTAGCAGTATTTACTCCATTTATTTTACCAGCAGTAGCTCTAGGCTTTGTTGGATTAGGCTTAATTGCAGCTGGAACAAGCGAGTTGCTTTCTAAGCCACCGCCAAGTGTTCCATTTACCGCTCAACAAACTAATCCAATAGATGGTCAAGGACAAGCTGGTGGAGCTGTATCTTATCTTTTTAATGGTCCAGTTAATACAGTAGGAGAAGGTGGGCCAGTTCCAGTGGGCTATGGACAACTTATAGTTGGTGGAAATAATGTATTCAGCAATTATGATATTGTATATAGAGCTTATACTTCTGATTTTTCAAATGCTACCCTACAAGTAGAGAATCAAGGCGATAGTCAATATTTATTTAACAGTAGATGTTATTTTCAAGAACAAACTCCATTGAGTTCTTTACCATTTTAATTTATGGGAAATGCAAATAAATACGCAGATGGTTTAAGTTTTCTTTTATTTCCTGGAAATATTGCTCTTGGCACATGTGGATATAATTTTCCAGAAAGTACCGCTCAAGATGATGGAGGTGGGGCTGGTGGAAATTTATCTTTAAGTTTTAGCGGAAGTTTTATACCTTTTAATACTGATCCTCTTGCTGCTCAACAAGCATTAAGAGGTCCAAGCGGTTATTTTGGTAGATATACAGTCATGGCAACGATAACTGGCGGACCAATTCAAGACTGGCTTGCAGGACCAGTTTTTCGGCCTATTTATTATAATGCTCCAAATTTAAGAACTATTTATGGAGTTCACACTAATGTTAACGTAGAAAATGGAACCCAAAGACAGGATAACGGAACATTTATAACTGAAAGATTTAAAAATGGAAGAGCAATTAATTCTATCTCTCAAGTAAATATATTAGATTTAATTTCAGAAGGACCAATAGAAGGATTTATTTCTGGTATATACGTTTACAATGCAAGTGGGAAGACTACTGGAGATGTAGGTTACAATAGTGTAAATTTTCAACCATTCGAACAAACTTATAGTAATCCAGAAACAAGGTCTATCTTTTGGGATGATGTGCCAGTAACAGATTTAGCAGGATTCTATAATTTCCAATACGCAAATTATAAATTTACTTATGGAGAAAAAACTAATGACCATACCATATACAATCCATATATAAACTTATATGAAGAAAGAAGAGATTATGGAGCTAGAATAGTAGATAGATATAAATATCCAATTCAAACATCTGTTACAAAAAGTTATGGTGATACTTTATATGGTTTTTATTTAGTAAGTGGAAATAATCAAATACTTACCCCTAAAACTTATTATGTATATAATACAGACATTTCAGCCTTAAAAATAAATGTAAAAATTAATAGTTTATACGAACAAATGCTAACTGGAACAAATGCGGGCGATGTCGAAAAACAATTTTTAACATTAAGATTTATAATCCGCAGAATTTTATCAAATGGAGAATTAGTTACTTTAGATACATCTAAATATTTTCCATTTATTAATGATTATTATTCTAGAGATGATATTGCAATTCAAGGCAAAATATCTAGTAGTCCAACGATGATAACCTATGAAATTACATTAAGACCTTACTCTGAAACTTCTCCTTGGTTTGAACTTTTTCCCAATCAAATTGGTTGGGCAATAGATATTGTTAAAATGACAAGAGAAGGAACTAACGCTGGCCTAGCAAATTCAACATCTATAGATAGTATCACGGAAGTTTATAGCGATAGATTTGTTTATCCAGATACAGCTATGGTTTTGTCTAGATTTGACGCAAGATATTTTAATAATATTCCTACTAGAACATACGAAGTTAAATTATTAAAAGTTAAAATTCCAGTAAACTATGATCCAATATTAAGAACATATACTGGACCTTGGAATGGAAAATTTAAAGTAGCATGGACAGATAATCCAGCTTGGTGTTTTTATGACTTGATAACAAACAATAGATTTGGGTTGGGAAAATTTATTGACGCAGGTTTAACAGATAAATGGACTTTATATGAAATTGCTCAATATTGTGACCAATTTGTATCAGATGGAGTTGGAGGATTAGAGCCAAGATTTAGATGCAACCTTTACATGGCAAACAAAGAGGAAGCCTATAAAGTTTTAAATGATATGGCTAGTATATTCAGAGCTATAGTTTATTATTCTGCTGGACAAATCACATTATCACAAGACTCTTTAAAAGAACCAATTTATTTATTTAATAATAGTAATGTTATTGAAGGTTCATTTAATTATTCTGATGCTTCTAAAAAATCAAGAAAAACCGTTGCCTCTGTAAGATATAATGATCAAAATGATAATTATAAGCCAGCCATAGAATATATAGAAGATAAAACTGCAATATTAAAATATGGAATACGAGAAACAGAAATTGTTGCATTTGGATGCACAAGTCAAAATCAAGCCAGAAGAGTAGGAAAATGGCTTTTGACAACTCAAAATACCGAAACTGAATTAGTTGATTTTCAAGTTGGTTTAGAAGGTAATTATGTAAAACCTGGAGATGTTATACTTATATATGATCAATATAGAAAGAATCAATCTTACGCTGGAAGAACTATGGAATTAACTACTGGATACGCTATATTAGATACTCCTTATAATTTTACTAATACATATGCAATTACTGGAGCTAATGCTAATAATTCATTCGTGTTTAATGTATTAACTCCAACTTATAATTTAAATTTTGGAACACAACTTGGAGATCTTTATGCTACTGGTTTTTCTGATATTACATCTTCTGGAGTTACAGGATTAAATAGTTCATTTTTGAGAAGAAGCCAATTACAATCAATCACAATAAATAATCCGCAAAATTATTTAACAAGTGGGTCTGGAATATATTCTAATAATATAAGAATTAATTTTCCAAATCGCCTGACAGTTAGTGGTTACAGTTTTCCACAAAATACAGTATGGAGCATAGATATAAATACTTCTGGATATGCAACTCAAGGAATTAATACTAGATCTCAAATAAATAACCCAACGAATACTTTATATCCAGGATATTATTTAGAATCATATCTTAATAAACCTAAAAAATATAGAATTTTAAATACGACAGAAAAAGAACCATCACTATTCAATATCAACGCTCTTGAGTATAACGATCAAAAATATGCAAATATTGATAACGTAGCAACACTTGTTAATGTGCCTGTTAGACCAGCTTTGCCAGTTGCGCCAGCTTTATTCTTGAGTGGTATATTTAGAAATTCTTTGGATTCTTATTGCGCAACTAATCCTTGTAATGGAACAATTTATACAACTAATCAAGGTGGAATTAATAGCATCATGTACAACATACAACCTCCAGCAAATAATTCTTCAAATGAATTATATTATGTTTACATTAAACCATTTAGTAATTTCACTAGCACAAGTACTCCTGAAGTATATTTGCATGATGTAATATCTCCAAATAATTTAAGAACAGGAATGAGTCCAACAAATTGGTTATTAGGTACGATTCCTCAATTTGTGACACCTACTGGAGCAGCAAATTATTTTTTCAGAATATTTGCTGCAAATTCTTTCGGAGAAAGAAGTACTGCTACCACTGGAGCCTATAATCTAACTGCTCAAGCTTCTGTATTTAGCGTAATCGCAAGTGGACGCAATATATATTAATTATGAAAGTTAAAAATTTAAATCTAACATTAGAATGGTTAACATTAAGAAATATTCCTGATTTTCTAGAGGTAGATCAAGAATTTCCATCATATAATATTAAAGTAAAAAATCAAGATAATTATTTAATAAATCAATATTTAAATTTAAAAGATTATGAATTAATTACTAATTATAGTTGGGATAGTATGGCAGACGAAAGATGGACAATGAAAACTAAACTTAAGGTCGATGTTTTAAAAAATCAAGCAAAAAATATATTTAAATATAATTTTGAAAATAATTATTCTAAATACAAATTATTAAATAATAAATTAGGTTTTTTTAAAAAAATAAAATTTGAAGTAGATTATAATAATGATGGTAAAGGAGATTTTGAAGAAGAAGCAGAGTATGCTGAAATTGAAAATTTAGACAAAAATGTTTTATTTAATAAAATTTATCGAAGTAGTGATTACCTTACTGTAAAATTACTTATAAATAAAGAATACTTTAAACAGCAAGAAGTCTACTCATTACTTGTATTGAGTGAAGTTTCTAATAAATTAGTTAAAAATAAAAAACTAACAAATCTATTTACTGAAAAAGTTGAAGAAAAATGGCTTGACGTAAATGATTCAACAGCGCTACTCACAATACCTTTCATTGAAAGTGATATTGTTGAAATATCTGAAAATTTAAACATTAAAGTTATTCCTCTTAATTATCTTCAATCCGAATTATATAACTTTTTAAGATCAAGAGAATCTCAAGAAGATATTGGTAATTTATATGAGGAATACTTTCCTAATCAAACATTTAATATTGGAAAAATATACAAGCAAACTGTAGTATTCTATCAAAACTATTTATATCTATTCAATAATCAAAGTTTAACTTCAAATAGTTTAACTTCAAATATATCAATTAATGATATGGTATTTAATAGTTATTTCCCATTATTAAATAAAGATCAAGCAAATAAAACCATATGCTTATCTAATGATTTAAATACAGATGATGTGCTTGATAATAACTACAACCTGCAAAAGGGATATTTGGGATTTTATGGTAAAGATTTAAGCTCATACGAAGATGTAGCTATTGATGTAGATTATCTTCAAAATCAAGGCGTACTTCAAGCTAAAATCATTGAAATCGAAGAAAATGGCAATACTTGCAATATTTATATTGAATATATAACCACTTTTTATAACAATGAAAAGTTCTATATAGAAACTAGTAATAATCTCAAATATAGTGAAAAATATAAGAAAAATATCGACGGTAAGGATTATATCACCTTA